GGATTATCACAGCTAAGAGACAATATTTTTGTCATGATGGTAAAGAAGGTTCTTGCCTTGATAACTATTGTGAGATAAAATTGAAACAACAACAGGAGAATAACTATGTATGGTAAATCAAAAAGCAAAAGCAAACTAACAGCTAAACAGAAAACTCTGCCTTCAGCTTTGAAGAAAAAAATTAAAAAATCTAAAAAGAAAAAGTAATGAAAAAAGGTTATCACAAAACTAAATCTGGTAAGATGGCTAAGAAAGGTTTGTATTATAACATCAATAAAAAGAAAAAAGCTGGTACTTCGAATACCAAAAAGAAGTCTACCATATCTTCAAAGGCTTATAAGAATATGAAGTCTGGATTTAAAAAGTAGTTATTGGTAATAACTCTGATTTTAATTCTGAATACTCTTGCCATATAGAACATTCTATTCCCCAATACCTAGACTTGTTTTGTTTATTATTAAGTGAATGTAAAACTGTAGTGTGATCTTGACCAAACACTCTACCAATAGATGATATACTTACATGATACTCTTCATGTAAAAGATTATAAAGTATACTTCTTGTTCTAACTATATCTCTAGTTCTACCCTTACCAAACACATCATGTTTACTTACAAGATATTTTGCACAAACTTTATTAACAATTCTATTAACAGTTTTTAAATTTGCGTTATTGTAAACAACTCCAATTATTTTCTTCTTACTATCATTAATAGGTTGTTGTTGTAAAAGTTTAGCAGCATATGAAAATCCTTCTGAGAACCCTACCTCATATAATCTTTCTTCTTGGTTCGTTAAAAGGTAAAATGCTTTCTTAACTTTATAAACAAATGTGTTTTGGTCTAGGTATTTTATATGTTTATTATAGTGTGTGCTTATATTTATAGTCATAGATCCCCTACGTTTTTCTTTCTTTTTTTTCCATTTTTGAATTAATAACTATCTAGCTGTCATTAATTCTTCTCTACATCTAGCACACTCCAAGTATAAGCTATAACTTTCAGCTTTTAACTTGTTAGTTTTCTGAACTGAAGCAATGTACAACTCACTCTTTTTCCTTTGCTTGTCCATCAGCTTTTGTAGACGATTTTTTATCTCTATCATCTTGCTCCTTTATCACTTTTGTAAAATCAATTTTTAAGTTACTGATTTTAATTTCTACAAATTCACCCTCGGTGCTAGGGTTTGCAGCTTTCTTCACGTCATCAAAGCGTTCTTCTAATGTAAAACTAGCTTCACCATGCTTTAATCTTATAAATTTTGTCATATTTTTTTACTTTTTTCAACTTCTTTTTCTATCAGAAAATCTATATACTGTTTAGCTTTTTTTAAATCTTCTACTCCATTTTTCAATCTCCACCTAGAAATATACTTAATTACATTGCCTTCACAAAAATTTAATTTGTTAGCAATTATATAATCAATAGGTTCAATAGCATTAGCTATGTAATGTTTAGGTTGTTTAATTATATCTGTCATATTATTTTTTAAGCAAGGTGGGGAAAACGATTAGAAAGGGAAAAAACCCCACCCTGCTCTATACCTTTTGAGCTAAATTAAAAGGTATATTCGTTATTAGCACCTTCGCTTGGTTTTGCAAAGGCATTTTTACTTGCTCCTGCTCCACTTGGTGTTAAAATAATTGTCAGCTCTCCCTCTTTGGGATTTCCATCTTGATCTTTAGATACAAATGCTGCTTGATTATACCACTTACCATCAATGTTGACTCCAATAGTCCAGTTCTTATCTGGATGTTTCATATTTTTTGGACCAACATAAACTGGAAGTTTATCTGCTGATGACTTCCAATCTTTATTCTTGGCTAGGTTGATGTATATTTTGTCGGATTGATTATCCATATTTACTCCTTAGTTATATCAATCTTATGATTGATTATTGTTTAGTGTTGCTTCATGCTTACTACTTACATCTCTGATCTGTTCGTAGGCTTTGAAGTTATTTTTCTTTAGATGATTAACAACTGATCTTACTTGACCTTTAACCGAAGCTAATTGTTTTTCAGTTTTAGTTTGTAAGATTAGATTAACTATCTCTTCTACATCCACTTCATCATCCATGTATGTAGGTTCTACAGATGGCTCTGAAGAATTTTGTTCAAATGGTTTAGCATTGTATCCATCCTCTAAATCCATTCCAGTTTTTAGATTGAGTGCATTTAAGAACGCATACTTTTTACTGTACGACATGGCTTGACCAGTTCCGTATTTATCAAGACCACCCATGGCAGTACATCCATCAATGACAACAAAACTAGCTGGATCATCAATGTCAGTTATTCTCATGGTACAAGTTACAATCACGAATTTATCTGTAACATCTGTAATGTAATTACAAGTTGGATATAAATTATTTTTTAATAGAGCTTCCATTGCAACTCTTTGAACGTCGTCGTGGAGCAAGGGATTAAACGGTGCGCCATTTTTACTTGCTTTCTTTACACTGCTTGCATGATTACAAGCACTATGTAACTTCTTGTGTATGTTTGTCATATTGTTATTTCCCATTCTATATACGTTGTTTTTACTACTCATATTTTATTCCCCATAGTTTATTGATTAGTTGTTTTTGTTCATCTGCTAAATCTTTATAGTAAAAGAAATGATTAAGATCTGGTGGCTCTATCATTAAAGCTAACTTCTCTATGCTACCTTCACAAAACATAATCATCTTCTCCCACAACATAATCTTATCGATCATTTTATTATAAAGATGTTGCAAGTGATCTGCCTTCATTAACTCATGGCTCTGATCAAAGATGACATAATCTTTGTCATTAACATATACCAAGTGAGGTATCTTCTTTGTTGTCATGTAGTAGAACGAAGTCTGAGTTAAATTTTCAATCGTAGGCTCACTAGGTAAATCTTGTGTCATCATCTTCCACTCTTCTTTACCTTTAACCTTTCTTAGATTAGGTGGCTTAGTTTTTAGTTCTATAAATTTTGTTTTAGTTTCATAATCTATTCTACCAATAATCGGCTTGATCATATCAAACTCTTTTAGTTCAACATATCTTTCGCAAACTAATTTATCTTTACCTATAATTTCTTGCACAACTTTTTTTGTAATTGGAATGCAATCTGTTGCAAACTTAATCATAGCTTCTCTGCCAAACTTATCTTTAGCATCTACTGGTGGATTTTTATTTATAGCTTCTTGCTCAGCTTGAAAACAAACATTATAATTTTTATCCCACTCTGTTTCTTTAATTGTTTTTGATTTATAAATTACATCTGCAATCATTCTTTGCACAACATTATTAACTAGGTTGCCAAAGTTTGCTTTGTATCTAAATGGAAACTTCCTTCTAACTTCTTGAGGGAAACTATAACCTAATAAATTTTTTGCAAAGGGTGTTGATGTACTAGAGTAAGACCAATGATCTAATCCTTTCCCACCATTATATATTGAGAACGCTTTTTCTATTTCTTGTTTTTCCATTTTTACCTTTCCGTTTTTGTTGAAATTACCTCCGTTATTGTCTATTGTCAATAGCTATAAAAGATATATAACAGACAATAAAATGACTATGAAAAAAATACCCTATAAAAAAGTGCGTGTAATTTGGCAGGATATATTAAATGACAATTCTTGGTTTGATAGCCTTGATGATGTTCATAAAATGAATTTTGCTTGGTGTGAAGATATAGGTTATCTTTTTTCTAAAGACACTAAGACAGTTAAAATATTTACTTCATTTAATTATGATGGTGATAAACTTAACATTGGTAATGTAACTGTATATCCAAGATCCGTAGTTAAAAAAATATTATACGAAAAATGACCTACTCTGGAATATTTAAAGAAACTGAATGTATGGAAGAATTAAAACGAGCAAAATTATATATTGAAAAACAAGCTAATATAATTTTAGCACTTGAGAGAGAATTAGAAGAAAAAGAAAACGAGATAATAATAATAAAAAGAAAACTGAAAGATTAAAAATAATGGCTAGATACACCTACGCATTTAGCAATGGGGATTATAACGATTGGCACAGAAAATACGAAGGTATTGCCATGATTGATGTAGATTCTGTTGAGTGCTGTCAGTATTGTTATGAGCCTTTAGCTATAATAGAAACGTGCTATGATAAGGACCAGAAATACAAGGCTACAACCCTCTCAAAGATCATTGCTGAACGCCTAAACATACCCTGCTTTTTAGTGTTCTATAAACAAACGACACCTGGGAGCCTAACCTTCCGTATCAAGCGTATACGTAGCTCTAAGACCGAGTTTGAATTAATGAACCAGACCCAATGGGTAGACATTTTGCGAAACCTTCATATAAACCATAGTAAAAACTGTAAGAAAGGAAATAAATGAATACATCTAGAGGATTTTTACATATTACCTATAAGCTGTACCACCATTTAAATTTAATAGATGGAGAAAAAAAATCACATTGTTTAAATGTTTTATTGTCTGTTATGAAATATGCTTGGAAAAAAAATGGATACAAAGCTGATCTAAGGCATGAAACAATTCATAAAGATACTGGACTTTGTCGGACCACAATTAAATCGTGCCTTGAAACTTTAAATAAACTTAATATTGTTAAATCTATTCGAGGTAGATCTGGTAAAACTTATATTGTGAATGAGGTATTTTTAAAAGCTGAAAAACTTTATGAGCCAATCCAGATAGACGTTAAACCTACACAAGATAGTCGTTTTACGGCTACATTAGAAGAAGAACTATGTAGTAATAGTATATCTAAAATAGTTAAAGGTTTTGCAGGGAATAAGGAGAAGATAATAGATGAATTATCAAACCTATCTCTGAAAGAATTAAAGGAAGAAAAAGTTAATGTATATTTTTGTAAATTAGCAATTGAAAAGAAAGAAGAACATGGTAAATCGTATGTATCTCCAGATAAAATTGTAAGAGCTTTGTCCAATTTAAAAAATGAGAGGAAACAAGCTAACCCTTTTTACAAAGCTAAAAAAGAATACAACATTAGAAACAATTTGAATTGGAAAGGAGAACCCAAATAATGCCAGGTAGACCAATGCGTAAGGTATTTTGTCAAGGCTTTACTCGTGCTGGGTTAAGAGTTGGTAAAAAGATACCTTGTAAAATGAAGGGTTATCTACTTGCAAACAATGTTTATAAATGTAAATATCATGGCTATCAAAATGTTAAGGGATTTAAAAAGAAAAATTACACAGATGAAACTAGGATAAAACAATTATCCAAACTAATACAATTTAAAAACTATACAAATGATCAACTCAAAGAATACTATCATCAAAAAATCAAACCAGGAATTGATAACAACCAACCAAGCCGATATAATTTGCGACAAACTAGCAAATGGAAAAACCCTTACCGAAATTCTAGAGGATCAAAAGGAATATCCGTTCAGCTTGATGAAGTTTTATTCGTACTTAAAAAAAAATCAAGAATTAGAAATAAAAATAACAGAAGCTAGGAAGTATGGGTGTCAAACGCTTATTGATAAACTGTTGCAAGTTTTTCAGTACCAAGAAATTGAAGATCCTAACGCTATATTGTGGATAAGAGAGAAAACAAAATTTATTACCTTTCTTGCTAATAAATTAACTGATCTTTATTCCGATAACAAAGTACAAAATGTTAAAACGGACCAATCTATAAAAATTTCTTGGGAAGATAACCAGGATGATTTGATTGACGTAACTGCTGAAGATATTCCAACAGCTACACCAGATAAAGATTAAATCATTTCAATAATTTAATTAGATTATTCATCTTCATCTTCATCAACAGCTTCATCACCACCAAATTCTGTTTGGCTGTCATCACCAAATTCAGTTCCCTCAAAGGTAGCTTTACTATCTTTATCTTGATAAACTGAACCATCAACCATAGGACAGCTTAAAGCAAGTTCCATTATTTGATCTTCTGTTAATTTAATATCACTTTCAACTTTATAACTTCTAGTATCTTGTGAATATTCTTCGTATGTATAATTATATTTCATTAGTTCCCTTGTGTTAGTTTTTTATTTTTAATATTTATGTTCCTCATGGTCTTTAAACGTAACTTCTATTGTTACCTCTTTTTCACTATCCAAGTTCCAAGAATGATATAATTCTGTTATCATTGAAATAAAATCTCTAGGTCTAGTGCAACAATAATCGCCAGAATTTAAATACTGTCCGACTATTTGATGTTTTATTTTTTTTCCATTCTTCCATTGATGGTGCATATTATATATTTTATATTTATCTATGTGCATATTTTCCCTTTCATTATTTTTAACAATTATCTAGTAATTTATCTGACAAATCTTGAAACAAACAATGAATTATTTTTTTTTCATCTTTTTGTTTTATTTCATCTATTACTTCGTATGCTTTTTGTATTCTTTTATGTGCTAAAAGAATTTTTTTATTGGCTTTTTTTTTAATCATTATTGACCTTTCTTATTGTTATTGTTATATTTTTTTAGCCACATATTGAAAAACTGGATCATGATTTGTTGACCCATGTTTCAATCTTTTTTGAAATAATACTACTGAATTATTTTCTGCGCACCTCATAAAAAGATTTGCAATATCCCTTGTAGTATTATTGAAGAATCTATCTCTTGCAAGATAGCCTTCATGATATGTTATTGATTCGTTAGATTGTGCTGTTTGTAGCCATGTTTCGTATTTGCTCAACATTTTTTACCTCTTTTTGTTTATTGTTATTGTTTATATTTTTTTGAGTTTGCTCTATTAACCTCATCACTCGACCAGGTATATATGGCTCATCATCAAAAAATTTTTTAAAGTTTATTTGCATATATTTTTATTAACTCAAACCACTTATTTTTATAGACTTCTTTTATACCTTGATCAGTTGCCTTATCATAAGCATTTGCAAGTTTGTTTAATTTGTCAACACCCTCAAAATATATTTGATCTTTTTGTTTTTTTTCTTTTTGTTGTTGCTCATACCTTTTAGCTTTGTTTTTAGTTCTAACTAAATCTAACGCATCAAAATCTATAGCCATTTATTCCTCTCTTTCTTTTTTTTTATTATACCAATTAGCAAATGAATTAAAATCATCTACTGTAAATGGTTTATTGTGCTCCATTCTTGATTTAATTTCATTTTTTATTTCTTGTCTTTTATTGTGCTCCAAATTATTAGAGCACAATTTTTTAAAAAGATTAATTGTTTTCATTATTTCCCCTTTGTTTTACGTTATTATTACTATCATCATCACAAATAAAATTACTACGTAACAATAAAAATTAATACTTGTCATGATGTCGCATTTTCTTTTTGCTGTTTTTTATACTCTCTTAAACTTTTTGCATTAGTCATATTTAAAAAGTGTACTTGATAGAAAAAAGGATTAGAATCATCACACCTCCAACCCTTTTTTTTACTCATCTTATTAACAAACTTAATGAAGTCATCCTTCCAATTCATTATTGGACCCTTTCAATTATATTATTTTTAATTGTAATTTTTGCGAAAAATTTTCTATTAATATCGCAAC